GTGGTGGATGCCTGGCGAAGAAAATAACAAGCAGATGACAGAGTTTGTAAACACATGGTTAGATGAATGGTTAGGATATGTTGAAGAGACTGTGTTTGATATTAACATAATCATGATCAATGATCATACTGCTTGTGTGACAGGATATCACAAAGAAGTTTTTGACTATTTTAAAAAACACAACATTGAACCTATAATTGTGCCTTTGAGACACAGATATTTTTGGGATGGTGGATTACATTGTTCATCTTGCGACATACACAGAATAGGTGATCAACAATCTGTGATCAACTACAATTGATCTGGAAAATCTCTGTATAAAAAATGCTGTATGGTTTCGCTGTCTACTAGTTGATTAAAATTGACATGTTTTTCATCTATGCTTTCTTCATTGCGTATTACAGAAGTCATAGCATCATCTAGTTGTTGCATATTATTGAATTCCATCATAACATGAAACTCAGGAAGATCCATTGATCTGAATCCTAACTTGGCTCTTGTTAATCTGTAGTTCTGCATCTTACCCATATCCACAAGTCCATCTAAGAATGCTTTCATTTTGTGAGCAAAATCATGAGCATTCACATCAGGGTGGTGATCGGCAAAAATATGATAGATATCCATATACAGAGTACTTACATATGAAAATTTGGTATGAACATTTATTTGGCAAACTAGACAAACAAGATATTCAAGTAGTAAAAGTTTGGGCAGATCCACAACCACAAGAATATGAAGATGCACTTGCACAAGGATTTGTACAATTGGATGAAGGGTGGCAACAAGTTCGTGCTGTGAGAATCAACATATCAAAATTTATTGACAAAGCAAAAGAACCAAAAACCGATCCTGATATTACAGCAGAAAAAATCACAGGCACAGAAGCAAAGGCACTAATGGATCAACTGGCTTTGGTGTACGACTCTTACATCAAACATCACGGCTTTACTATGCTGGATCCTAATCCGTTAAATGAAATAGATGCTACCGATGTCGTTTGGTTATACAGGTTACATGAAGATCTGATTGGATTTTCTATATGGAGTGTGTATGGAAAATGTTTAGACAATTGGCAAATGGCTTGGAACTATGCTGACTTCAAATTACAACTAGGAAAATACAGTTTGTGGCATGAAGTACACCAAGCATCTCAAATGAAATATGATTGGTTCTATCTAGGGGCCAGTTATGACCGGTCCTGCAAATGGAAAAGTAGTATCCCAGGATTTGAATGGTGGACTGGATCTAAGTGGAGTGATGATAAAGATGCATACAATTCTGCAATACAAAAAGATATTGACTTTAAGATAGTATTCTAATATAAGTAACAGTAAGAAGGAAACCTTGTGTTTCCTTTTCTTGTGAATAACGTATTGCAAATAGTTAGCAATAGCAATAAGGAGATAAAATGATTTACCAAGCACTGATAAAAAAACTAGAAGGTGATATAGAAGTTGCCAAAGCAGATCTAAATATTTTTTTAGAAAAGCAAATAGGAGTTGCAGAACACATTGACTATGTTGCTACTGCAGAGAAAAAACTAGATGTGTTGGCAACAGCTATGGACAAGTTAGAAGCATTAAAGTCTATTTCTTAAATCGCCAATTCACAACATCATCTAAATTTTCTTGCGACCATTTATCGTAGTATTCTCCACCTTTAAGCATCTCTGAGTGTTTGTTTATCTTGCTCAAACGTTGTATCACAACAAGAATCAAACCGCCATGGTTCATTCGTACGCCGTCAATCTCTTCGGGGTCCATTGGATGATCTTCCAGGGCCACTAAATCCTTTGATTTGTATTTGTCATTCAATTCTTTAATTTGAGCCGATACTGCTTCTGCACTATTATATCGACGGGCCACGTGTTCACGTGCCACAATGATGGCTTCAAAGTCATCGTTCCATGTATCAAACACTTGTTCAGCAGTTTCCCAAATATCGGGCGGATCGCCTTTGGCATTTAAAGGTGCTTGTACAATTTTAATCTTGTCTTGCACCCTGTATTGCCGTGCATAAGGACATGGAGGCATGTTACCAAATGATGGATGTGGTACTTCTACGAACTTTTCCATCCACTGGAGAATACTATCGATTACTGGTTGTGTGGCATCATGCATATAGTATATAATAAAATAAAGCATGACAAAAGTCAATTGGACATATCAAGGCAAGCCACTAGATACATTACCAGAAGAATGTGTTGGGTTTGTGTATCTCATTACTAACACCAAAACAGGTAGAATGTACGTGGGCAAAAAACTGGCAAAATTTAAAAGATCAAGACCGCCTCTCAAAGGCAGGAAAAATAAACGCAGACACACAGTAGAAAGTGACTGGCAAGATTATTATGGATCAAGTGATTTGCTAACAGAAGATGTAAACAAACTAGGCAAAGAAAAATTCAAAAGAGAAATATTATATTTTTGCAGGTCAAAAGGTGAGTGCAATTATTTAGAAGCCAAAGAGCAGTTTGCTAGAGGCGTACTTGAATCAGACGATTACTACAACGGCCATATAAGGGTAAGAGTACATGGGTCCATTATCAAAAAATGATGCAGACACTTGGTTTGCAGATCACAGCATAAACAATATAAAAATTTTTCCCAACAAAGATGTTGTGCAACATTTAAGATATGCACTAGAACAAGTAACAACAAAAAATTTATTTTTAGAGTTTGGTGTAAGAGATCGAAGAACGTTTAACGTTATCAAAGAATATGCAGAAGTAGTGCATGGATTTGATTCTTGGACCGGACTGCCATGGCCACTACAACTAGCAAGACTAGTGGAACCAGAAAAAACCGGACCGCATCTTGCCGCAAAGACAATACCTGAATCAGATGACACACAAATATTTTGGAGTGGGTTGTTTGAAGATACATTGCCAAAGTTTAAGGCACAACACAACGAGTCAATAAGTTTTTTACATATAGATTCTAATTACTATAGATCAGCCAAACAAATTTTGAATGCATTAGATGACAAAATTACAAATGATACTATAATAGTGTTTGGACAAATACATGCATTTGAACGTGCTGATTTGGCCAAATGGGAAAATGTATGGAACCATGAATTGTTGGCGTGTAAAGAATGGGGTCGAAACATACAATTTTTTTCCCGTAATGAATTTTTACAGGCGGCAGGAAAAATAGCATGAAAGCATTTGTATTATTTCTTAAAGAAGTAGAAAGCACACACCAACCTGCTATCGAAGCCATGATAAGTGCCAAAGCACACGGACTGGATGCTGAAATGTTTGAAGGTTATACACCATCACGTGCAGATGAATATATTCAACGTGAAAATCTTAGGCCATATTCTCCAGGACCAAAACTGTATGACATCAAATGGAAGAAAGGCGGAGTGCGTGGATGTATGATTTCACATTTAGAAATGTGGAAAAAATGTGTTGCACTGGATGAAACAGTTGTGATTCTAGAACATGATTCTATTGTGGTGTCAGACTCATACAAAACTCCTTTTGATAAATTATTGCATTTAGACAAACACAGATTTGTTGAGCCAGATCCTGATTTAGGCAAAGTACCTGCTGTTGAAAAATTAGAACACTATCGCAAAGGACAACAACAACTGCAAGGCACATATGGATATGTGGTCAAACCTGAAACTGCAAAACGTTTGATACGTGGAGCATATGAAGAAGGATTAACTGCCGCTGACATGTTTGTGAAAGATCTATACTGTAACATACAAGTGGTGACTCCAAGAGCAGTCAAAGTGAACAATCAAGAATCATTAACGTCCAACAGAAACTTCTATATATAGACGTATGCACATCACACTTACAGGTTCACATGGTTTTATTGGCACACATCTGCGTAATCATTTAGAAGCAAATGGACATACAGTAGACTGTTGGGATCTGTTAATTAACAAAGACATAGTGAATTTTACAATAGACCCTAAATCAGATTTGTGTATTCACTTAGCGGCTAAGGCAGACATCAGAGAAAGTTTTACAAATCCTGATTTATATTGGGATGAAAATGTTGTCAAATGCAGAACAGTTTTCGAACAATGCAAAGACAATAATATTAGAGTCATATATGCTTCTTCTTCTGCTTGTTTAGAATGGCATCGAAATCCATATGCACTCTCAAAATATGTTGATGAATTTATGGCTCCAAAAAATTCAGTAGGATTACGTTTTTCAACTGTATGGGGAGATGGTGCAAGAGATACAATGTTGATATCAAAAATCAAATTGGGCATAGTAAAATATGCAACAACACATACTCGCGATTTTATTAATGTTGCCGATGTTGTAAGTGCCATACAAACCATAATCGATAATCCTGATGAACAGGGTGTCTTTGAATGTGGATGCGGTATTGCATTTAAGGTCGATCAACTTGTGGCAAAAAATGGATTTGATGTGCCAGTGACAGATGGCGAAGATTTTGAACTTGAATCAAATGTATTGCCATCAAGTAGATTACGATCTTTAGGATGGGAGCCAAAAGTAAACGTAATGGAAACAAAATTGAGATGAAACTTCTAGAGGACGGTTATTATATTCCGGACGGAGACGACCCGGTACATCATGTTGGCGGCAATGTAAAAGAGCACGACAACAAAATACATGAAGAGGTATTGAAACGAACAAACGGAAGAACACACATGATAGACGTTGGCGGAAACGTTGGAAGATGGGCAAATTATTATGCTGATATTTTTGATCAAGTCACTGCATTTGAGCCTGCTGATTACAATATAGAATGTTTTAAAATAAACACAAAAAACAAAACAAACATTACTCTTAATGAATATGGACTTGCAGACAAACCAGGCAAAGGTAAACTTGCAGTTGCAATAGAGGAACATCTAGGCTCTACAAGAGTATGGCCCGGCGAAGAAGGCGATATTGTTTTGAAAACAATGGACGAACACAACTATGATGTAATTGATGTTTTAAAGATAGATGTAGAGGGACTTGAAATCCCTGTACTTAACGGAGCAAGGAAAACACTAGAACGTTGTTCGCCTGTCATAATAATAGAAAGATGTGTGCTTAATTCAGAAGCATATGGTTACACCAAAAATGACAGTCACAACTTATTAGTTGAACTTGGATATCAAAGAGCAGTGAAAGTTACTAGAGACTGTATCTATGTTAAATGAATATCATGACAGCCTATTACACTTGCCAACAGAAAATGGTGTAATCAAATCAGATATAAAAGGTTGGTTGCAACCTATAGAAGCACATTATTTGTATGAGTGTGCATATCAATCGTCCACTATACTAGAACTTGGTTGTTACCACGGCCTGTCTACAAGTATAATGGCTCAAGCAAAATACGACGCAGGCAATAAAGGGTCAATCACAACTTTGGATGTGTTCGAAGAAAACATTTTACAAACAAAACAAAATATAAAAGTAGACATCAATATAAATTATGTCACTGCTGATGCAATCAATTATGTGATGGAATTGAATCAAAAGCCTTTGCCTGAATTTTACGATCTAATTTTTATTGATGCAAATCATACGTATGAATGGATGAAATTGTTAACAAAGAATGTGCATATATTGTCAGAAGGTAAAATTGTGTTCCACGATTTTTTCCATAGAAATACAGGCGTACAAAAAGCGGTCGAAGAAATATTAGGACCCCCAAAACACAAAGTTGGATCAATTGGGGTATATGAATGAAGATATTAGTTACAGGATCTTTAGGTTTTGTAGGTTCGCATCTTGCTAAGAGATATCATAATCAAGGCCACACAGTAATTGGTATTGACAATGGCGTAGGAGGGTATGACGATAATCTTACAGAAGTTCAAACACTAAGAATAGATTGCTGTGATCAATCAGCACTCGATCAGCTGTTTGCTAAAGAAAAATTTGAACTTGTAATTCATGCGGCCTGCACAGCATATGAAGGCCTAAGTGTTGTGTCGCCGGTACTAGTAACACGAAACACATTTGATGCTACTGTAAACGTGTTATCCGCATCCATAAAGCACAAGATTAACCGTTTTGTATACATGAGTTCTATGGCTCGTTATGGGAAGCAAGAACCACCGTTTACAGAAGATATGAAACCAGAACCAGAAGACCCATACGGCATTGCCAAAGTTGCGGCCGAGGACACTGTGAAATGTTTGTGTGATGTAAACGGAATAGACTGGACTATTGTGGTTCCGCATAATATCTATGGGCCTAATCAAGTGTATGATGATCCATTTAGAAATGTGGTATCGATATTCTTACACAGAAACTTGCAGGGAAAACCTTGCATAATATACGGCGACGGTGAACAGAAAAGATGTTTCTCATATATAGATGATACTTTACAGGTGTTTGATAAAGTCTGTTTTGATGAGTCTGCGATAGGCCAAATTTTTAACATAGGACCAGATGAGGATTACGTTACTATCAACGAACTTGCTAACCTTACTGCCAATGCGACTGGTTTCAATGGAGAACATGAATACATGCCAGGCAGACCCAAAGAAGTAAAATATGCAACGTGTTCATCTGACAAGATCAGAAAATTTTTTAATTACGAAACCAAAGTTTCTATTGCAGAAGGCATACAAAATACGTTACAATACATTAGGACAAGAGGTATAAGAAAATTTAATTACTCCTTGCCTATAGAAATTGACAACGAGCATACGCCAACCACATGGACAAAGAAACTAATATAACCATATGTTGCCCCAGCAGAGGACGTCCCGATCTTGCAAAAAGAATGGAAGAGTCTGCGTATGACACAGCCAAGTGGCCTGACAAAATAAAAGTAAAATTTTATCTCAACGATGATGATTCTACATTAGGTGAGTATAAAAAACACAATCTACGTCATGTCGACATCGGCCCTGACAGAAGCACAGTGATGAGTTGGAATGTGTTGGCTGAAAGCGAACACAGTAAGATGTACAAAATGGTAGGTGACGATGCACAGTTTATAACAACTTCTTGGGATCAAATATTTTTAGATCAACTGTCTCAACACCCAGATGGAATATTTGCAATTGGCACAGCAACTGGCAAAAAGCACGGAATGGAACATCAAACTTGTCCACATCCTACTATTGCAAGACAGTGGCGTGATGCACTAGGCTATTTTTGGCCGCCACAATTCCACCATTGGTGTCTTGATTCTTACACAAAAGATCTTGCTGTGGCAGTCAACAGATATATATTTTTAGAAGATGTTATGGTTAAAGTAAAAAAAATTACACAAGACTCAACAGCAAAAAGAATAAGAACATCATCAGTGCAATTAAGAGACGAATGGTTATATAACAAAACTAAAGAATGTTTCTTTCCAGATGATGTAAAAAGATTAAGAAAGGCAATGCAATGAATCTAGCAGTATTTGGTGATAGTTGGCCAGTAGGTACCGAATTACAATCACATGAACTTGCGTTTGGTGATTTATTACATGAAAGATTGAACACTAACAATTTTTTTAATTGTGCTGAACAAGGAAGCACAATAGATTCTTTGGTTATTCAATTACATGATTTCATGAAGAAAAAAATAGAGGATTGTATATGTGTATTTTTTATCACTAATCCTGCAAGGTATTTGTATTTTGAAAACAACAAAGCAAAAATTTTAAGACCAACAGGAGATAAAAGTGCATTAACAAAATTTTACTTCGGTGAAGTGCAATCAGATGCCTTGGACTATCACAAAGCAAACATATCAATCCTAGCACTGCAGAGAATGTGTCAACAAAAAGGATATAAAGATTACTATATGGAAGGCTGGACAAATATTGATTGGAAATATTATGGTATCGACACAACGAAATTTTTGCCGCAAAGTGCAACCGAAATGTTTGGAGCAAAGACAAATAGTAATACTTTAGAACTTACAAAGTTTCAAGACAATGAATATATTAAACCTAACAAATATCATCCAAATCAAAGAGGACATGAATTAATTGCAAAAAATTTGCATGATTTTATAAAAAAGAATGACTAGTTTTACAGTAACAACAACATGGGGATCAAAACATTGGGACGTGTATGGACGTAGATGTATTGAGTCAATTGAAAAATATTGGCCGAAAGAAGTAAAAAAAATATTTTATCCTGATGATCTAGTGCAATCTATTGAAGCACCAAACACTGAATATTACACACTTAAAGAAACACAACCAAAATTGCAGGAGTTTATTGACCGCAATAAAAACAGTGAATATATAAAAGAACGTATGGATAAACCTTTACGCTCAGCATTTGAATATGATGCTGTAAGATTTTCATGGAAAGTGTTTTGTATGATAGACGCGGCAAGTAAATGTAAGACAGATAGATTAATTTTTGTAGATGCTGACACAGTAACATACAAGGACATTCCTATGAGTTGGTTAGAACATATAGCACCTGGCAATAAATTTTCAACGTTTTTGGGCAGACCAAAAAAAGGATTCTCCGAAACAGGATTTATTACATTCAATCTTGAACTGCCACATGCACAAAAATTCTTTGACAGATGGCAAGAATATTATGACAAAGATCTTTGGATGGATCTTAAAGGCTTTACAGATTCTTTTACTTACGATGCGGCCAGGGTAGACACAACACCAAGGTATTTGGACAACGATCTTAATGATGGAAGATTTTTAGGATATCGCGGATCAAAGCATCCTTTCGTCAATTCAGAATTGGGTGAATATATGGATCACTTGAAAGGTGACAGAAAAGATGCTAAAAATAGTAAAGAGTCGTTAAAAGTAAAATGGGAGCATGATCACTGGAAATGAAAATAGCAGTATTCAAAGACACAGCCGCAAAAGCAGGTAAACCTGTCATGGATGCATTCATACAATCACTTGAAGGTGAGGATTATGTTGTATGCACAAATGACAAAAGACCTGAAGTTGATGTTGTGGTAATATGGTCAGTGCTGTTGAATATGTATGGCCGTGAGCCAATTTACGATTACTATAAAGACAAAGCAAAAATAATTGTGATTGAAGTCGGAGGATTAATTAGAAATGAAACATGGAGAATTGGTATTGGCGGAATAAATGCTAAGGCAGATTTTGGTAACCAGGATGTCGACCATGTAGATGATTCAAGAGTAAGAAAACTAGGATTGAAATTAAAGCCGTGGCGTGAAATGGGTGGTGGTGGACCTATTGTTATTTGTTTGCAAAATACAAAATCAGAAGCCTGGACTGGAGGCCCTATTGAAGTATGGTTGCAAGATACTTTAGAACATGTAAGATCACAAAGTCACAGACCAATAATTGTAAGGCAACATCCGAGACACAAATCTAACATAAAACTTTTATTAACAAAATATCCAAATGTAAAAGAAGATATTCCAAATTTTGTATCAGGTGATATTGTTGACTTTGATAAACGATTGGCCACAGCATACTGCGTTATAAATTATAATTCCAATCCAGCCATTGAAGCAATTATGTCTGGTGTACCGGTATTGGTGCATGAAAGTTCGTTATGCTATGAGGTAGGAAATCCACTTGATGCCGATCTTAGTGTATTACGACATTACGACAGACAACACTGGTTAAACAAATTAAGTTATTGTGAATGGTTTGTTGATGAGATTAGACTAGGAATACCATGGAAAAGACTACGCAAAAGATTACAAGATGGATTGACTAGTCAGTGGTCACACATATGATCAAGTCATTTGTTTGTGTTTGTACCGGGAACAAATATCCACCAAGTTATGTGAACACATTGTACAACATGGTTGAACGTAATTCCACTGATGTGAAATTTAATGTAATTACAGATTCTATCAAACCTGGCTTCAACGAAAACATAAAACAAATTGTTGTAACTCCATTATATAAATCATGGTGGAATAAAGTTCATATGTTCCGGAACGATATTGGTCTTGAAGGAACAGTAATTTTTATGGACCTAGATGTTGTCATTTTAAAAAACATTGATCATTTATGGGAGTTTGAGGGTGATGCATTTGTAATCATACAAGATTTTAACAGATGTAGAATAAAAGATTATCATGTACGCAATTCATCTGTTATGAAATTTTATGCAGGCAACGAAGTAGATATGTGGGACAAGTTTAAAGACAATTCAGGCAAAATACAAAGCAGTTATCAAGGTGATCAAAACTATGTCACAGCAGAACGCAAGAATTGTTGTATATGGCCATATGAATGGATAATGAGTTATAAATGGGAAATAGGTTTAATGAAAGAAGATCAGCGAAGACCCAATGATAAGATAAGAAACTCTCCTATACACAATGATTGTTGTGTTGCAGTTTTTCATGGTAAGCCTGATCCTGGTGAAATAAAACATGATCCTGTTGTGATGGAGCATTGGCGATAATGGGTAATTGGAACGAAGACATCTATATCAGAGTAGATTCCCCTGATACAAAATTCACAAAAGCAGAATTGGAGAATCCAAAAGAAATTCCAGTAGAAGAACATGCTGTAAAAGACGGTAAACTGTTTGTCAAACGACTGTTAATATATCAATTACAGGCAGCTGAAAGAGGAGAAATGTCTTGGCTTGGGTTTGCTAGAGCAAGAAAGAATGACGGCAAAGGCGACAAATACGAAACACTAGAGCAAGTAAAAAGAATCATGGATGAAGTAATCACGGCCAACAGCACATACACAAAAAATACATTGATGAAATATGTACGTGAAAACTTTAAGGGTGCCGCACATATAAAAGATGTAGGAAAAGTAGTACCTAAGATCATTAAAGAACAACTTACAAGATCGGGTAAATGGGAAGCTGTTACCAAGAAAAAATACATCAGGTTAAGACAGAAAGGATAAATTATAGTATGTCTCTATTTGAATTCAAGAATTATGGTATGCCTACAGGCGAAGTATTCATACCAACAATTGAAGAAGCTGAAGGCCACGAACTGCCATCAACATTTGAAGGTCATAATATCGATCAATACATAGGTGATAGAAAAGTGATCTTAATTGGAATTCCGGGAGCATTTACTCCTGGTTGTACAGAGAAGCATCTTCCGGGATTTGTAAGGGAAGAAAGAAATTTGTATCGTAAAGGCATACAAGAAATAATTTGTTTAAGTGTAAATGATCCTTTCGTAATGATTGCTTTCGACGATTACATAAATGCAGACGGTTCAGAAATTACAATGGCGGCTGATCCATATGGCGAAGTTGCTGAACAACTAGGCCTAATAAAAGATAACGAACATTTAGGCAAACGTTGCAAACGATTTGCGGCAGTAGTAGAAAATCAAAAGATTACAACAATGTTTGTAGATGAAAAAGGAATAGACAAATCATCTGCAGAAAATATATTAAAAAGTTTATAATGGCTCTAAGTGAATACAAAGGCGAAGAGATAATCGCCAAAATCATAATCAAAGGTGGGAAGAAAACTGAGGAGAGAGAATGGATGCCTCGCACAGTGCATAATGATCCTGCCGGCAAAGACGCTTACATTATTGGTAACGGTCCATCAAGAATAGATTTCGATCTGTATTCATTGCCACAAGATTCATATGGTTGTAATGCATTGTACAGAGATTATGAACCAGACTTTTTAATTTGTGTGGACAGAAGAATGTATACCGAAATTAAAGACTCAGAATACATTGGAAAAAATATTGTGTACACCAATCATTTTAATATTAGTAGATTGGGCGGAGAGGCACATTTGATTCCTGCAAATCCGCACATGGGAGCAGGCACCACGGCTATGCATATTGCTATTCATGATGGTCATACAAATCTAATATGTTTAGGTTTTGATTGTGCCAAAGATGGCCCCAATTCTAATGTGTACACAGGCACTAATGCTTATAACGATGCTGAGACAGTTGTTCACCAAACTGTGTGGGGAAGACAGATCAAAGAATTTATTAGTAAAAATCCTCAAGTAAACTGGACATTTGTTGAAGGAGATGTACCAAAAGAAATATTGGATCTTGACAATGTGAAGTCAATCACGTACAATGAATTAAATACATATATAACATGACCAAACCAACAAGAGTAAAAGTAGGCTGGAAAGACATTAACATAGAATATGTCAAAGCCTCATTCAAAAAAGACAACACAGATTGCTATGGACAATATCTCAATAGGGAAAACAAGATAGAACTACAACAAGAAATAGATGGCGAAGATCTTGCAAACACAATGCTACACGAAGTCATGCATGCCATTGTGTATCATTCGTCTCTTAACCAACCTGGTGGTCCTTTAAAAGATGATGATGCTGAAGAACAAACTACAAACTCTATGTCAAATTGGCTGATAGGCGTGTTCAAAGACAACCCGTGGTTTTTAGATTTCCTCAAACAAAACATATCTAAAAAAATAAAAAAATAAAATGAAAGTCACAGCCGTTGATTCTGCTAAGGACTTATTTTTAGTTGAAGATATTTTTCCTACAGAATTGTTAGATATAGATCTAGAAAATCTACCATGGCAAGACGTTTCAGACTATCCAAGACAAATGATAGAAACCATTGAGGTTGACCAGTCACATGTTTTTTACAAAATGCGACAGCACTTACAATCACAAGAAGAATATTGGGGTAAACATTTTGGGACTGATATTATTGTACAAGAACCAAGGATATGGTTTGACGAACCTGACTTTCATATGGAAGGGTGGCACATAGACGGTGACGAATCAGCGGGACATATTTCACCGCATGGAGCGATTCAAATTTATCTATCAGAAGCAAAAGGACAACCGGGAACAACATTTTACAACATGGATGAATCTATACGTTATGAATTTCCATACAAAATCAACAGTGGCTATGTAATGAAAAATCATTTACAACAAAGACACGGTGCTGAAAAAAATACCACGAATGAGAAAAGATTAAGTCTTTACTGCGGTTTTCACTTTCTAAATCAATGACTTAGCACTGGTTGACGCATTTGTCAAAATACCATATAATAGTATTATTAATAACCAACTATGAGGGTAATAACAAATGACAAACGCACAATTAGTATTAGATAAAATACAAGAAACTATATGTACCGAAGGAACAACTTATAACGGTCGTTCAGGTTCATTTAAATTCATCACAGGCAAAACAACTGCTGAAGGCACAATCAACGGTGTTGTAAAGAAAATGCACACAGGCGAAGATGCATCAGTAACTTGGAAGACTGCTGGTTCGTTCAAAGTATTAGTAGATGGTACTGTAACAAGATTTACAGGAATCGCAACTAAAACTACAAACCAAATTACTGCTGATGTACAATCACAAGCAGAAGTAGTTGCCGAAGAGCAAGTGAATGAAGAAATTGCTATCGCAGTTTAAGTTATCCGACCTACGGATATCAAACGCAGAACAGATGGTCCTGACCGCAAAGACCGAATGGCAAACACGGTTTTGGACCAATGTTCGCGAGTCACTGGTACGAAAACATTTAAGCAACTATCGTTGACTGAACACAGGTTTCCAATTATAATAAACGGATGCCTCACTGTAATATAGTCATAAAAGATGAAGTAAATGTTAAACTAGAGGGACTAGATCTAGTCACTAGACGTAAACTTACCAACACATTCAAATATGAAATACCCGGAGCAAGGTATATGCCTGCTGTCAGACTAGGCAGATGGGATGGTACTGTGTCATTTTTTACACAGGGCGGACTGACATATGTAAATTTATTGAATGACATAATGCCTATACTAGAACAAATGAATTATACATTTGATCTACAAGATGAACGTGAGCATTATGATCTGAAGTTCGAACCCGTAAATGCTGACACATTCAAACATGTCAAATGGCCAGTTGGCCATAACAACGCAGGTGAACCTATAGAATTACGTGATCATCAAGTTGAAGTAATTAACAACTTTGTGAACAACCCACAATGTTTACAGGAAGTTGCGACTGCGGCAGGAAAAACTATCATTACTGCGGCTCTAAGTAAACTGATTGAGCCTTATGGTAGAAGCATCATTATTGTGCCAAACAAATCTTTGGTTACACAGACTGAAGAAGATTATATTAACATGGGGCTTGATGTTGGTGTATACTTTGGTGATCGAAAACAAATTGGCCATACACACACTATTGCTACATGGCAATCACTTAACATACTCGAAAAGAAAAGATTGAATGCCGAAGATAATTTAATTGAAGAATTCAAACGCAACTTAGTCTGTGTGATAGTAGATGAAGTACACATGGCCAAAGCAGATGTTTTGAGAAGACTGCTGAGCAACGTGTTTGGATTTGTTCCTATACGTTGGGGACTTACTGGCACTATACCAAAAAAAGATTATGAATTTAAATCTTTGCACGTATCACTAGGTGATGTGATTAACAAAGTAAGTGCAAAAGAATTACAAGACAAAGGTCTACTAGCAAATTTAAATATCGAAATTATGCAAATGGTAGACTTTGTTGAATATAAAAATTACAGAGAAGAACAAACTCATCTTGTTACTAAACAACACAGGATAGATTACATTGGCAAACTTGTAGAACAAATGGCAAAAAGCGGCAACACACTTGTTTTAATTGACCGCATAAAGACTGGCGAATTATTGCAAGAAGCAATCCCAGACTCAACATTTGTCAGCGGTGCAACCAAGGCCGATGACCGAAAAGAAACATATGATGAAGTAAAAGAAAGTGAAGGTAAAATTATAATTGCAACTTATGGTGTAGCGGCTGTAGGTATCAACTTACCACGCATATTCAATCTTGTGCTGTTAGAGCCAGGCAAGTCATTTGTGCGAGTCATACAGTCAATTGGTAGAGGGATACGTAAAGCCAAAGATAAAGACTTTGTGCAAGTTTGGGATATTTGTTCAACAGCCAAATTTTCTAAAAGACATCTTACAGAACGCAAAAAGTTTTATCGAGAAGCAGAATATCCTTTTAATATCACAAAGGTTGACTACCAACAACCTTAAAGCATATAATAGTACTATATGCAAATACTTACAGTAGATAATGAGTGCTTTGTACTCAACAAAATTCCAGATCAAATAGATGAAGATTTAAGATTTTCTGTGTTAGACAATTCAGATCCTAACGAGCCAGACTTTTTCTTCATGCCTCTAGTCTATTTGGAATCATTTTCATCACCATCTGTTACTTTAAAAATAGCAAATAGTTTAATTCAAATGCCATTAGATTGGCATATACTATTAGGCGATTCTGAAGTGGGTGAATTAGAAATTGTACCTTTGACATCATTGAATGATAGATCGTTCCAATCATTTTGTTTCAATCCTATCAGTGGCTTATTACCTAAATACCATGATGTACAAATAACAAATATCTACAATGAAGTAGAATGGTTTTTTCCAAGAGTAAGAAATAATCAATTAATTGCTGTACCGTTAGATTTAGAACCTGAACCACAGTGTGCTTACTTCATAAAAGACATAAACAGAAACAATGACTGTGTGCATCTAAACAAACTATTCTGGAATGGCCTCAATTAATTACGAAAATTTTTATAACGATACACCACTGATGGTTATATCAGGACCGTGCCAGATTGAAACTCGTGACCATGCTATCATGATTGCTGAACATGTTACAAAGGCCTGTGATAAACTAGGTGTGCCATTATTGTTCAAAGCAAGTTTTGATAAAGCAAATAGATCATCGATGAGTGGCAAACGTGGTATAGGTATGGATGAAGGATTAAAAATACTTCAAACAATAAAAACTGAATTGGGTGTGTCAGTCACTACTGATATACATTTACCAGACCAAGCACAACCTGTTGCTGAAGTTGTAGATGTATTGCAGATTCCTGCTTTTTTGTGTAGACAAACAGATTTAATTGTTGCGGCGGCAAACACAGGCAAAATTATCACAGTAAAAAAAGGACAGTTTCTTTCTTACACAGACACTAATAATATTTGTAGAAAAGTTTCCGAGACTGGCAATTCTCAAAGTGTAATCATAGAGCGAGGCACTTCATTTGGTTACGGAAATTTAATTGTTGATATGCGTGGCTTTGAACATCATAAAAGAAATGATACGCCAATCATATTTGACGCAACGCATTCTGTTCAACATCCAGGAGGCCAAGGACAATCATCAGGCGGTGATAGAACTATGGTTGAACCACTGTGCATGAGTGCTGTGGCACAATCTATCGCAGGAGTATTTTTAGAAGTACACGATGATCCAAACAATGCTCCATCAGATGGCCCTAATGCATTACACCTAGGAGATTTTGAGGACTTGGTTAAAAAATTATACGATCTTGACCAGTTTGTCAAAAGTGACTAATGAAAAAATTTACAAAAGGACATTGGCCGCTATACGACAAAACAATTTCTAGAAGTGTCGAGCAAATCCTAAACAAACACAGAAAAACTTTTAACCAAACAAAACATTCACAATATGTTTCACAATATAGAAAATGGTTAAAATCATCTAAAGAAAATGTTATTAAAGGATTGGACGAATTCAAATATGCAAACTTTTCCTATGGTACGACAACTGCCATAGCAGAATTTATCCATAGAAATAATTCTAGAACATTAAGAATGTTTAAAGATGATTTCTTGCTAACAAAAATTTTATCAAGAACGTACCAGCACAAATTAAAATATATAGAAGACGGAAAAATAGGCAAGAACGATTGTGTTGTAACAAGTGTGCCTTTTACAGGCAACGGCAGTATGCATCCACAATTTGATCAGTTATTAGATCAATGTGACAAACACGATGTGCCTGTCTTGATTGATGGTGCCTATTTTGGAATAGCCAAAGGCATAACATATCCGCTTGATAGGAAATGCATACAAGAATTTACAACAAGTCATAGTAAAAACTTTGGTGTTCAAGACTTACGAATAGGTATAAGATTTAGCAAACATTTTATAGACGATGCCTTAAATGTGCCTGTGCAGATGGGCGACTGTCATAACAAACTAGGTGCTTGTATAGGTATTAATCTTATGAAACAATACTCAGCAGATTATATCATAAACAAATATTTCTTTAAATACTGGAAAATTTGTGAGACAAATAATTTGACTCCTACTAATACAATCACACTTGCCATAGGCAAGGATAAAAAATTCCAAAGAGGTTCTTATGTTCGAGTATGTATCAGCAAAGCACTTGTTGGATAAATTAGCCACAGTAAATTATATGCATTATGGCAACATAGAGCTGCCATGGGAAAAATATATTACAGAGTGTGATCTGGCTGTCACAGAAAATCCAACGCACTGGGACCATAATGTAAAGACCAAAGACGACAGCGAAGTCTGGAACGCAGATTATCAATTGATATTAGATAACATGGAGATATACAGACTAGCAGGATATCGCGAGACTAACACAAGAGTATGGAAAACTACAATGACTCAACCTAAAATTACGTTCCCATGGGAAACAGATATTGTGGCACAACTGCCTATTAATAATGCAGTAGTCACTCCGACACTGCAACAGCCAGGCAATATTATGCCTATGCACGTAGACAATTTTGTATACTTGAAAAAGAAGGCAGGCGAAGATGCAAACATTTTGCGTTTTTTAATTTTCATGAAAGACTGGCAAGATGGTCATGTGTTGCAGGTAGGTGACAGTTGGCTATCACATTGGAAACAAGGCGATGTATATGTATGGCATCCAACTGTGAGACATGTGGCAATCAATGCTGGGTTTACTGACAAATGGACTTGCAACGTGACAGGAGTATTACATTGACACAATCATATCTAATAAATGAAGAGACTAAAGTTGCTGTAATACCTATCATGAGAAATGCATCATCAATGTTAGAATATGTCTTACAACAACATAACTTTACTATTACAAAAGAGAGAAGGACGGATAACAGTTGGACCTATTACACTGTTTGGCGAAACCCATATGAAAGATTAATAAGTGTTCTACAACGTGAACTATGTGGAGTATACGATAATAATTTACACAGAGTACATGCGGCCATTGACGAACAAATGATACAATGGTCTAATAATCAAAAGTACATAGAAGAACTGGATCATGCAATTTCGCAATATGATACATGCGTGGATATTATGCCTAATCAATCAGAATTAAATGTATATCCTTTTGAAGCGATAGAATTAATGATGTTTGATGCAACAGGCATACCGTTTAATAATACTCCACCAATGAATGTGTCTGCCGATTATCCACCGCCTATAGTTGCATTATGGCAAGGAGACACTGGATACACACGTGAACCTATGTGGCTGTCAGGATGGTGCAGGAACAAATATAGTAGAGACTATAAAATCTACGAACGGCTTTTAAATTCAGACACAGCCTCTATCATAGAAACATATTGATTTTTTGCAACTTTACGCCAAGTGTGAAAGTTGTGTTTCAATTTAGGCACACACTGTTTATATAAATTATCAAGATCTGCATCAAGTAAATTTTTCAAACCTTGTCTTATTGTTCTTTTTTGCCAATGGTAAGATGGAAATGCTGGATCTAAAATTTCCACAGCAGGAAAATTTAATTCTTGTTGAAAGTTTTCTAAGCCAAATGATTCAAGTAAGTCATAGACCTTTTCATCGCCATACAATACAAAAGGCCGTGAACCAATTATTGGTTTTAATGTTTTTTCAGTAACCCAAGTAAGTCCACTTGGTTCATCTAAAGTTTCAGTTACGATATTTAAAAAATGATTATTCCATATGTTAATATCGCCTAAAGAATAAATGTCATTTGGATAATAATTTTTATCTTGCACATCAGGATTATTATCGATACTAGCATCACCTTCATGTGGTGGAATATTATCTTTGTAAGAATTTATTCCTTGCAGTGTAACGATTCCTGTCTTTGCCCTTTCGTTATTCCATTCATCCAACATTGTGTACATAGCATCGCGATTGTATCGCCATTTGCCTTGATAGCACAAAAATAAATGTTCAAAAGATTTAGGTTGTACTTCTTCCCATGTGTACTGAACAAATTTGCTATCACAGATATTGAACCAACTTGCTTGATAATCTAACACTAACACTCTATCATTATTGCTGTATTTTGACACATAGTCATTATACCCACCAAAGTCATCCCACCAATTCATAAACACAACTTTGTGATGATCGTTATTCAACCAACGTTCAACATTGTCTTGTACTTCTGTAGGATCCTGTGTCCATGTAGTGTCTACAAGTAAAGTTTTCGCATCCACAATATCATTGTATACTTGTTTGACCATAGGGTATGATGCCCAATGAGTAGGATATTTGGATAATGCTAACATAAAAATTCCTGTACACGCAATATCATTTTATTGTGTTCACGTTGTGCATATGTAGTCCAGTTATGAAAATTGTGTTCTATTTTAGGTAACAGTTTTTGATACCAGGTAGAAAAATTTTGTCCACCTAATGTGTCTACAATTCTTGCAATTTCAACACTGTGATCATTGTAGTGATCTGAAGGTGTATGATTAAATTCTTCATCAAATGTTTCAAATCCAATTTTTCTAAGACAATCACTTGTCTCTGGATGCCCATATACAATGAAAGGTCTTGCTCCCATTATAGGCTTAAACGTTTTTTCAGTTATCCATACAGGATAATATACTCCATGTTGGCCTTCTGATACAATGTTTAGAAAATGTGATCGCCACAAATTCATATCGCCAAATGAATAGATGTCTACAGTTGTGGGTGCACCTTCACTGCTAGGTTCTGTGTTTTTATTGCCCCAAGTGTATTCTATTTGTTCAGTAAAATTTTTTTCATCCATTAATGATAACAATCCGTTTTTGCCCTGCAGTTTGTTATACAATTCTGTACGCCAAGGTTTTACTTTAAACATATAGCACATAAAGTCGTAATTAAAATTTGTAGGATACACTTGTTCCCACGTAACTTTTTGAAAATGTTTTTCACACGTTGTTAACAATGGCCATAAATTTTCTACAACCATAACATCATTATTGCTGAACAAAGGATCTCTAAATTCACCACGCAATTCATCCAACCAATTCATCACAACCACTTTGTGATTTTGTTCTAATGCTGTTTCGACTAATGCCGAAAGGTCCTCTGGTTCGGTCCACATAGTGTCTATTACAGTAACTTTGTCAGAGGCAAATTCATTGTAAACTTGTGAAACCAACTCCCATGTTGTATAATTGATAGGATGCTTAGAAATGATTGGCATAGGCAAGTAATTATGTTATAATAGTGTATGGCTGGTAAGTTTTTAGATATAAAACAAATGATGAGAGCAGTTGATACAAGAGATAAAAACTGGTTTCAAAATTTGTCAGAAGAAGACAAAAAATTATATTCACCGTATATGACTTTGAAATGGACTGCGTCAGTTGAACACAAAGACCGTGCTGTGCAAGAGTTTTATATCGAAGAAGCCAACTCGAATATCAATAAACATCTATGGACTCTTTCTAAAAACCATAAAGGACTGTTATGGAAACTAAGTGCTATGTGTGGATCAACTTTCGTGTTGTTTCACAAATGGATATATCCTAAAAAGAAAGCAGGATCTACAAAATCTAAAATGAAAGAATTACAAGAGTTATATCCAACTGCTAAACAGGTAGATCTCGATTTATTAGACGCAACTATGAGCACCAAAGAGTTTACAGCACTGAAAAAAGATCACGGCATTACTTGACATTTTACCACGCCAGTGTATAATAAGTTATAACCATTATCCGTAGGAGGTTTGTATGGGATCAGAAATAATAGAATTTGTAACATTGTTTATTACGTTTTTATTGATGTTATATCTAGCATATTTGCTAGGTAGAATAAGAGAGAATATAAAAATGATAAGAATACGTTTTACACAAATGCAAGATGATCTCCGCAGTGTATCTACTGACATAGATCATTTAAGGAAGAAAATCTAAATACACTAATGACTTATGTGGTTGATGACAAATGTATTATGTGCAAACATACCACTTGTGTTTCGGTCTGCCCTGTAGATTGTTTCTACGAAGGACCGAACATGCTTGTCATCAACCCAGACGAATGCATTGACTGTGGTGTTTGTGAACCAGAATGTCCAGAAGATGCTATCAAACCAGACTCAGACAGCATAATCCATTGGACTAACATCAATAAAGAATACTCAGAAAAATGGTACAACAACCAAATAGTAGATCAAAAAGACCCTATGCCAGGCCATGAAGAAGCAAGTAAAATACCAGACAAGACAGATTTGTTCGACGGCAGTGACTATGAACAGTAAATATTTAGATGAAAAAGTGCGATGTTTTATTAATCACAGTACCAGATACTGATACCTTACTGCCCTTACAGGCTCCAGCAGTTCTTAAGGCCGCACTAGAGAAACATCAATTTACTGCACATACATATGATGTTAATATCGATTTCCAAAGAATGAAAGACGATGATACTGACAAGTGGAACCTACTGAAAAATTATTTTTCATTTGGCACTGTTATAGATTCTGAAAACCTAACAATCATAGAAGCATATGTAGATGAAGTTGTTAATCAACTGCTAGACACATATGATTTCAACTACATAGGAATCAGTGTGTTTTCTTATCAATGTCAACACTTTACAAAAATGTTTTGTGAAAAACTTAAATTAAGATCGCCCTACATTCAAATTATTTTAGGCGGACAAGGATTATTATCACAAGGCTTAGGCTCAAATGATGAATGGGTGAATCTACTTAAAAGAAATAATTTGATCGATCATTACATAATATCTGAAGGCGAGAATGCAATAGTACAACTCCTTACTGAAGGCAAAGGCAAAGGTGTGGACAATCTTGAATGGGAACAACAACTCAACATGGATGCAAATGCATTTCCAGATTACACAGATTACAAGTTTGAATTGTATAGAGAAAAAATCTTGATGATAACTGGCAGTAGAGGTTGTGTTCGAAGATGTACATTCTGCGACATACACAATCATTGGCAGAGATTTGTTTTTAGAAGCGGAGACTCAATAGCAAATGAAATGATTTCACAAAGTGAAAGATATGGCATATATCATTTTTCATTTACAGATAGTTTAGTGAATGGCTCTATGAAAGCATACAGAGACTTTGTAACCAAATTGGCCGAATATAATTCAACTGCAGAAAACAAGATAAGTTGGGACGGACAAATTATTACCAGAGGTATCAAGGCTATGACTGCTGAAGACTGGCGCCTTACAGCATTGTCTGGTGCAGATGATTTAGCAAGTGGTGTTGAGTCTGGTAGTGAAAGAGTAAGAGACCATATGAAGAAACAATTTTCAAATCAAGACTTAGATGAGTTTGTACATGAAGCACACAAAAACGGAGTCACGTTACAATTTTTAATGATCATAGGGTATCCAACAGAAACACACGAAGACTTTTTAGAAACACTTAGGATGTTCAAACGATATAAAAAATATGATAACCTAGTATCGAAAGTGTACTTAGGTTCAACACTCGGAGTACTACCAGGTACTCCGTTAGCAACAGAACACACGCATGAATTAGAATTGAATAATGGTGAAAATTTTTGGGTGTATGATAAGAATCCAACTCTAACTTTCAAAGAAAGAATTAAGAGAAGAATTATTGCAGGAGAAGAACTTAAGAAGATGGGATACACAATTGGTAGTGACGACAACCATTTAAAACTATTACACTTCTTATGGAACGTAAATCAAAAACAACAATCACAAGCAGTGGTTGATCTAAACACATCAAGTATAAATGACCAAAAGTACTCATAATTATCCACCATTACAAATGGTTATTGACGTAGATGTAAAAGCATTCAACGGTGGTCCAAAAATAAAAGTATATGATGATGAAAAAGTAATCTACGATGAACAACTGTCAAAGCCAGGATTACAACAGATTGTTATCAACACTCACGTACTATTTCCAAACAAACTAACAATAGAGCATTACGACAAACAACCAAATGATACAAAGGTTGCAGACAATGGTATGATCTTGGACGACAAGGGAGTTGCTATAAACAGAATTATATTGAATGATTCAGCATTAGAAAATGAATTATATCTTTTTCCAACAATATTAGAAGACGGAGAAATACTCACAAAAAACAATTACTTAGGACACAATTCTAAGTTTGTAATTGATGTTGATCATGCTGACATTGGCTTTTGGCAAAGTTCAATACAAAAATATGTCGCATCAACGTTGGAACAGTTTGATTATGACACATTCAAAATTGAATTGTTTGGCACTGCTGACATTAGTAATCTTGTACAATATTAAGTTGACAACTGTGGTATTTGTTGTATAATATAATTTTAACAAGGAGATTTACATGAAAAAAGATATAAAAGAATCTTATGATGCTATTATGGACCCCAAGGTCAATGCACTTAAAGGTCTTCCGTTCCAAGTCAAATTTATGTCTATGCAAATACTGGCATGGATGTGGTCTGCTGTATTTGGCATTTACATTGTTGAGAGCATATACGCATTTGGCATCTCTGCGATAGCACACGCATTGTTTATAACCATGACTGTATTGACTGCAATTTATTTCAGACAAGTACGCAAACAAAGAATAGACGGCATACTAACACGAGGACGTGGCGGTGAACATGAGTGATCAATTTGAATTTGATCTTGAGCCAGATGATAAAGAACTTATAGTAGAAGCAAATGAAATAGTTTGGTCACAAACATTAGATTGGATTAAGAAATATGATTCAATGATAATAGCGGCCAACATGCTTAATTCAGCATTAAGGTTATACAAGACATCGCTTTCAGACGATGAGTATAAAGCCTTTTGTGACACAATGTATGAGTTGACTGATCAGGTTCAAGAAATGCATTCTGGGAGCAAACATTGATAGCAAAACTTATTTCATATTCGCAAGTTGGCGATACAACATTTTTAGGAATGAATGCTGTGAGCAAAATGCCTATGGACTGCCAAGACTTAATTGCCTACTGTGCAAGAGTAAGTAATCCTTCAAACCAAATGAACAGTGATACATCAGAAAAATTAATTAGATATTTGATCAAACACCAACATTGGTCACCACTTGAAATGGTATCTGCTTGTTTAGAAATCAACACCACAAGAGATATTGCACATCAGATTGTAAGACACAGATCATTTTCTTTTCAAGAGTTTTCACAAAGATATGCAGATCCACAAGACATGGACGACACGTTTGAAGTTAGAGAAGCAAGAATGCAAGATCCAACCAATAGACAAAACAGTGTTGCCACTGCCGATATTGACTTACAACTGTGGTGGGACGCACAACAAAAACACGTGATAGAAATAGCAAAAAGCACATATAACAATGCAATTGAAAAAGGTATTGCAAAGGAACAAGCAAGAGTTGTATTGCCCGAAGGATTAACCAAAACAAGATTGTACATGAACGGCACATTGAGAAGTTGGATCCATTATATTGAACTAAGAGGTGGACACGGCACACAAAAAGAACACATGGATATTGCTCATGCTTGTGCTGAAGTGATTGCAAAAATATTTCCAATGGCAGAGGATCTAATCGGTGAATGATTATCTCACTTATGCTGTCCCACCAAAATTAGTTAAAGCCTACATATTCTATCATATACATCAACAAATTTTCCTTGTTGGTTTTATGATGATATTTGCAGGGGTAATGCCATCTACCTTTTTGATGGCCTGTTTGTTTATAGGAGGTGATTATACATTTTACAAGAACTTAGAAAAGATGTTAAAATAAACATTATGCCAACTTGTGAATATTGCAACAAATCGTTCGCACGACAAAAAACAATGGATGTGCATATGTGTGAACCAAAGAGACGTTGGAGTCAAAAGGACAACAAAGTCCATGTGTTAGCATTTGAAATCTTTCGTAGATTTTATGAAATAAACTTTGCAAACCAAAAATCAAAACAATTTACAGACTTTGCACAATCTCAATATTATAACGCATTCATAAAGACAGCAGATTTTATTACAGCCAACACCCCTGTAGAAATAGGAGCATTCATTGACTGGCTGTGTACATCAAAGATTAGAGTTGACTCATGGGCAAAGCAAGGCACAGTGGATTCGTATATAAAACAATTAGTAAGAACAGAAGCAGTTCCACAGGCACTGAATAGAACAATTATTGCAATGGGTGAATGGGCAGGAGAAGAAGATGCAAGATTGGAAGACTTTTTCAAATATGTAAATTTGAATCGAGTGACACAGATGATTGCAAATGGTAGAATATCTCCATGGGTGTTGCTGAATTGTGAAACAGGAAAAGACATGTTGACTATCATGCATGACGATCAAATAAAAATTATATACGAAATTATAGATCCAGAATATTGGAAACGCACATTTAAAAAACGTGATGAAGATAAAGACTTTGTAACAAACACATTAAAAGAAGCAGGCATAGAATGATAAGACTAAAAACTAAATCTAGAACGTTTACCTGCGATGGCTTGATTGTAGAAGGCATGAGTGTTGCTGATGGCCATCCATTAATATATCTAACAATGAAAGAGGAGGAGACTGAAATGGTGTGTCCATATTGCAGTGCTGTGTATGAATATGACGATAGATGATAAAATTGACATGTATAAAGAAAAATTAGACGTGTTCATAGAACCGTTGGATCGATACCAATTCCTAATGGACCAATCCGATCTAGGAGAAGCATTACCTGATGAATTCATGATTGATGAATTTAAAGTTACCGGGTGTGTAAGTCAAGTATGGTTAGTGCCAAGAATGCAAAATGGCATCTTAACGTTCATGGCTGACTCGGATGCATTGATTACAAAAGGTGTAGTGAAAGTGTTATGTGATATCTATAGTGGCAGAGTGCCATGGGAAGTAACAGCAAACACACGTGATATTACTGAAGAATTAAATTTTGGCAACATACTGTCTATGAATAGACGTAATGGTGCTTACAACATGATTAAAAAAATAAAGGAGTATGCGGAACAATGCAAAACATCGTTAACCAAATAATACAGTGGCACAAAGATCGTAATTTAATCGAAGGTAGCACTGACAAAGATCAAGTTTTGAAACTTGCACAAGAGTTAGGCGAACTAAGTGATAATGTGTGTAAAAATAATCATCCAATGCTTATAGCAGATGATTTAGGCGACATGATGGTTGTGATGTTAAACATTATGTATAGGAACGAATTAACAATTGATGTGTGTTTGCAAAAAGCATACAATTCTATTAAAGACAGAAAAGGCAAAATGGTAGATGGAATATTTGTCAAAGAGGTGCCTAAAGGAGATCCAATACCAAAAGGTTTAGGAGGTAAAAAAAATTAGAATGGCAAAGAAAAAATATTTCACAATACATCATGTTGATACGTTCCGTGAAGTCTATAGGACAGATGATCCAATCGAACTTGTGCATTGGTTTAATGATGAGTCAGTAAATATGGAACTGCATGAAATGTGGGTAGCATATGATGGGAAGTTTCATGGGGCAGAATTTATTAAAGAAAAGTTTGCTGAACGCAAACGAATGGACGCGGCGATAAAATATCAGGAGAATAAAAATGGCAATTAAAGATGGAACACATTTACCAACAAAAAAATATAGAGAAAATTATGATTCTATTTTTGGTAAAAAGAAAAAAATATCTAAGAAAGAATTAAATGCACTTTCTCCGCAAACCACAAAACAGTTTTTAGAGCAAATTGATAAAGACAAATGATTATAGATGAAGAAGCATTACCAGAAGGTGGTCCGTTATTTTCTGGTTATCAAAACGAAGACATAATATTATCTCCTAGACATTTTAGTCCAATCACGAGTGATGATGCAAACGAGTCAAAAGAACACTACGACAGGCTATCTGAACTGTTGCATAGCAATCGATTGTTTGTGGCACCGTTTTGTGACGCTTGTTTAATCTATAGACGTCTTAGACATGCAAACGATCTGGGTGCTAAGATTCTTGAACACAAAAATCTATTTTGGTATACAGATGGTTTTATACAAGATGATGTACATCGGTGTGTTGATCAAACATATTCTATCCCAAGTAATTTTGTAGCAGAGTTTTCAGGACAAATCATACAGCCTACAAAACCAAATACCACTGAGCCAAGATATGTTTGTTTGATGAACAATCATAGAGAACACAGAGATCAGACACTGTTGAATTTGCATCACCGATGGCTAATGAACAGAGGTAATGTGGTATATCATCAACGAACATTCGATGTGCCTGGCTTACTAGAACAAGAATTATTTGCTGATACTCGTGAAGTAGACAAAGAAACATACAAAGGACACATTACAGATACACCTTTGTATAATGATGTAATGATAGAGTTAGTCAGCGAAGCATTCATTGATAACATAATTTTTATTACAGAAAAAAGTGTTAGACCAATGACTGTTGGTATTCCTGCAATCTATGTTGCCGGTCATGGCTATGTACAAGCACTGCGAGACTTAGGATTCAAAATGTACGACAGTGTGATCAATCATGATTATGATAATGAACCAGATGACATAATAAGGGTCAACAAAGCAATAATAGAACTACAAGGAATATTAGATAGTCATACACCACAGCAATTTTATGATGCTACTTTACAAGATACATTACATAATCAAAAATTATTGCAAGACAAATATCTCAACAAAACTGCGGATGCCTTTCTAAAACAATGGGTACAAGACATAAAAACTACCCATCAAATTATGTAGTGTATTAAATACACACATAATGGAACACCAAGCAATACAACACAAACATATTATAATAAGAGCAGAATGTAATAACCCTCCTATGTGGCCAGATGATGCCATAGCATGGTGGAACAAACTAGTCGTAGACATTGGTATGAAGAAATTAGATGTAGAACATAATCCTATTTGTGGTTATGTTGACACACCTGGTAACTCAGGATTGACCATTGCTGGGATAATTGAAACAAGCCATATCGCTATGCACGTTTGGGACGAACTTGATCCTGCTTTGATACAATTAGATGTTTACACATGTTCATCTTTAGATACCAGTGTGGTAATGAAAGCATTAGAACAGTTCGAGCCTGTAGGAATAGAGACAAAATTTTTAGACAGAGAGTATGCCCTTAACGACAACTCTTGACAACGGGATAGGCATCTTGTCTAATGAAGAATATGTACCCGAAGGTTGTGGTTACCGTTTCGAATACAAATATCAAATAAAACTTAACACTTGGGGCGTAGGTACTGACAGAGTATCATGGATGAAGGATAACTGTAAAGGTAAATTTGGTTGGCACTTTATTCCAAAGCCTGACACAAATCACCAATATGACTTTTACGAAAATCAAATAGCAGTGGTCACATTCGCACGTAAACTTGATGCAACTTTATTCATGCTTGTGTACGGCGACGATTGACATAACCAACATATCAATTTATAATACTACTATGCCTGATATAGATATCGATGTTGCAGACAGAAATGACTTGCTGAAACATGTGAAGCACACAAGAGCCACCATCATTGACGACAAAGGCACTAAGCCACACAACACCGGCGTGTATTTTACAGAAGCACCACGCATTCCAAACACAGAACAATGTTCAATTGATTATAAAGTTATGGATCAATTAGGATACTTTAAAATTGACGTGTTGAATGTAAACTTGTATTCACAAATTAAATCACGTGAACACTTACAAGAAATGTTTGATCGTGAACCTCCATGGCACAGGCTTGATGACAAAGAGTTTGTCGATCAACTGTTTCATCTTAACGGACACCATAATGTAGTATCTAAACTTATGCCTGCCAACTTAGAACAACTAGCGGCAACACTAGCAGTGATACGGCCTGCCAAGTATTATTTGATAGAAAAAACTTGGCCGGAGATATTAGAAGAAGTTTGGGTAAAGCCAAAAGATGACCGATACTTTTTTAAGAAGGCACATGCTTTTGGTTATGCTGGTGCTGTAATAGTTAATATGAATTTACTTGACTCTTCGAACTAGTTGAATAGTTTTGCGTCTGATACGTTTGTCTTTGGTAAGATCTGTTAATCGTGTTATAGGACCAAAAAGCACTGTACAATCTTTTGCCGAAAACGTTTTCAATGCATCTTTAAATTTGTAAAAATCTTTTCCTATGAATATGTTGATAGGCAGTTTTCTATTTGATTCCCACCACCAAGTTTGTCCATGCTGTAAGAAATCTTCAATCATAGTTTTTGGAACAGCATCTAGGCTGTAAATGCTTAAAACTTTGAGATCAGCATTTTGAATGATGCCAACTTGTTCTATTTTCCCTACTTGTACAAGTGAGAGAAATGGGTAATTTTGTTTAATTTCTTCGACATCCAGTTTCATTGCTATTAATTACCAGACAAGTTAGCAGGTAGCAGACGGTCTGGCCTATAAATACTCACAAATGCTATGCAATATGTTACTGGATACATTCTCAACAATGAACTCGATGTGCAAATGCACACAGACGGCCTCGAACGGAGATATGAAAAAGTGTACGAACGACCTATAAAACTATACAGAGAATTTGATAATT